GAGACGTCATATAAAGCAGCTTTGGAAGCGTGTAACGTTTACAAACTGCAAATTAAAGTCTTAGAAAATCAAATTGACAGAGAATACAGGGGGTAACAATGAATAGCGTAGTTTTAATCGGTCGATTGACAGCTGACCCAGAGCTAAAGCATACACAAAACGACAATGCGGTAACAGGATTTAGTATCGCTGTTGACCGTCCGTATCAAAAGGCAGGAGAAGAAAGACAAGCGGATTTTATCGACATTGTAGCGTGGAGAGGCACAGCAGAGTTTATCTGCAAATACTTCAAAAAGGGCAGAAAGATAGCCGTTCAAGGAGCTATCCAAACCAGAAGTTATACAGACAAAGACGGCAATAAACGAAAAGCATTTGAAGTTTTAGCGGAAAAGGTAGCGTTTGCAGACAGCAAGCAGGAAAAGCAAGGCAGTGCTGATGTGCAGTACACACCTGAAAGCGGAGGTTTTGAGGAAATTTTGGACGACGGGGACTTGCCTTTTAACTGAGGGTTAGCGTTTATCCCGTGAATACAAAAGCGCAGGAAGTGATACTATGAATATTATTGATTACATACCAAAAGGACGTGAAAACGCCGTCACAAGAGCAGCGTTATGCAAAAAGATAGGCTTACCGGATAGAACCGTCAGAGAGCTTATATCACAAGCCAGACGGGAAACCTGCATACTTAATGCACAGGACGGAAATGGCTATTATCGTCCTGAAAAAGAGGATATACCAGCAGTTAGAGGCTGGTTAAAGCAGGAAACTGCGCGGGCAAAGTCTATATTTTGGAGCGCAAAAGGCGCAAGGAAATTTTTAAAAGGTGAAGGCAATGGCTGATAACAAAAAATATTATTATATCAGGCTGAAAGATAATTTTTTCGATTCCAACGAAATCGTTTTACTTGAAAGCATGCAAGACGGATATTTGTATAGCAATATTTTATTAAAACTATATCTCCGTAGCCTGAGTAATGACGGAAAACTGATGTTTAATGACAGGATTCCATATAACCCTCAAATGCTGGCAACTATTACACGACATAGCGTTGGCACTGTGGAAAAAGCCCTTCAAATTTTTCAAGAAATGGGATTGATTGAAATTTTGGACAATGGTGCAATCTATATGCTTGATATTCAAAACTTCATTGGTGAATCCAGCACAGAGGCAGACAGAAAGCGCACATATAGAGCCAAACTTGACAGGGACAGGACAAAAGTCGGACAAATGTCCTTAAAATGTCCAGACAAATCTACACCAGAGATAGAGTTAGAGATAAGAGATAGAGTTAAAGATATAGATAATAAAGAAAAAAATAATATAAAAAAAGAAAGTGCTGGCGCACACAACAAAAAATTTGTTAAGCCTACGGTTGAAGAAGTCAAAGAATACTGTCAGGAAAGAAAGAACTCTGTCGATGCTAACCGCTTTGTAGACTACTACGAAGCCAATGGCTGGAAGGTAGGGCGTAACAGTATGAAAGATTGGAAAGCGGCAGTTCGGACATGGGAAAGGAGAGAGGTTGGTGGACTACAAAGCAGAAATCTTGAAAATAGCACCCCCGGAAGTGATTTCGAAGATGGAATTTTCTAATTCATTGGAAACGTATCAGGAAAAAGAGTGTCGCACTTTAAACTCCTTACCAGGTGAACTAAAAGGCTATGATTGCGAGATATGCAAGAACAAAGGTGTTGTATATGTCGTCAAAGGGGGCTATACGGTCGCACAGGAGTGTAAATGTATGCCAGTAAGGCAAACACTTGTCCGAATACGAAAAAGCGGCTTAGAAGACGCTCTAGAGCAAAATACGTTTGATACATACATTGTAAAAGAGCCGTGGCAAGAAAGAATCAAGGAAACAGCGATTAGCTTTTTGGATGATTACAAAGAAAATTGGTTTTTCATAGGTGGACAAGTCGGAGCGGGTAAAACGCATATATGCACGGCACTGGTAGGTGAGTTTATCAATCGGGGATATGCAGCAAAATATATGCTGTGGAAAGATGAATCGACTAGAATAAAAAGCGTTGTAAACGATGCTGACAGCTATGAGCCGCTTATGCACGAGTTAAAGACTATCCCTGTTCTATACATCGATGACTTTTTCAAGACCTATGTAGATGACAGAGGTGTGAGAGTGCCACCGACACAGGGTGATTTAAAGTTGGCGTTTGAGATACTTAATCACAGATACCTTCACGGAAAAATTACCATTATTTCATCAGAGCTGACGATAAAAGAAATTATTGCTTGTGATGAAGCTGTAGGCAGTAGAATTTTTCAACGAACTAAAAAATATCAGTTAAGTTTATCTAAAGACCAAAATAAAAACCAGAGGTTGAAATAATGAATAGCAGAAACAAAGGAAAAGCTGGAGAGTTAGAGCTTTCCAAAGTGTTAAGGTCTTATGGGTACGATACAAGGCGAGGGCAGCAGTATTGCGGTGCAAATGGAGATGCAGACGTGGTAGGACTGCCGTATATACACATAGAGTGTAAGAGAGTTGAAAGACTTAGTCTTTATGATGCGATGGCGCAGGCAAAAGCGGACAAAAAAGCAAGTGAAAAGCCCGCAGTTATGCACCGAAAAAACCGCAGCAAGTGGCTTGTGACTATGGAGCTTGACGACTGGATAGAGCTTTACAGAGAGTGGGAGTGTGGACATGGAAAACTTAACTGATTTTTACCCTGCATTCAAGCAAGTGGGGCTAAAAAAGGCAGGAGGAAAAGGCTGCGCCATTATCTGCAAAGATAACGACTATGAGTGTAAAAACTGCCCTTTGCAAGAGGCACTGGACAAGCTGTATAGGCTGGAAAGGGAAGAGAAATGACATTAAGAGAAGAACTTCGTTTGCACATAAAAAGTAAAAATATAACTCAAAGAGAGTTTGCGTCCAGTGTCGGTATAAGTACGGGATATGCAAATGCAATATTATCTGGACGAGTGCGCCCCAGTGAAACGGTAAAGAGTAAAATATGGGATTTATGCGGATGCGGAAAAGTGTCAGAAAGCAAAGTAAAGCATAACAAATGTTACGATTGCTTCTATCGCAGACTTATGTCTGGGGTAGGGACGACGGTATATGAGTGTCACTACATGATAGATACAGGCAAGAGAAGAGGTGTTACGCCGCAAGAGTGTTATAAGCATGAAGGTACGCCGTACAAGAAAAAGAAAAAAGGTATGACAGCGCGGAAAGGTGTTGATATAGTTCCGAGAGTTGGGGTGATGGCTAGTGACTATAGGTGAGCGAGCAAAAGAGCTAATGAAAGAAAAAGATTGGAATCAAGCCGATTTAGCGGAAAATTCGGGTGTGAGTATCACACAAATCAACCTATTGATTAACGGCGTTGGGTATCCCAGTCTACGGACTTTGGAGAAAGTGGCGAAAGCGTTTGGAAAAGAACTTGCGATTGAGTTTATTTAGGAGGTAGCTATATGACACATGCAGAAAAAGATAAAATTATTCAAAAAACTTTAGAAAAATGCACAGCTTTATTAGGAACAAAAGCGGAAATATACGCAACAAATGCAGATGCATTGCACAATTTTAGAGTAGCGGCAGAGCTACAGAGAATCAATATGAAACAGGCTTTGGTTGGGATGATGGCAAAACATATTGTTAGTGTTTTTGATATGGTGCATAGTGGCGAAGATTATATAGAAGAGCTATGGGATGAAAAAATATGTGACAGTATCAACTACTTGCTTTTATTAAGGGTAGCAGCTGAGGAATTCGAACTATGATTTTATCCGGAAAAGAAATAGAAAGAGAAGTACATAATGGAAATATTGTGATAAATCAATTTAGTCCTAATCAAGTAAACCCAAACAGCTATAACTTAACGCTGCACAATGAGTTATTGGTATATGAAGATGACATTTTAGATATGAAAAAGCCAAATCAGACTAAAAAGTTAATCATTCCAAAAGAAGGGCTACTGCTAGAACCAAATAAGCTGTACTTAGGAAGAACAAAAGAATTCACCACTACTAGCAAATATGTACCTATGTTAGAAGGACGTTCTTCTACAGGCCGTTTGGGATTGTGTATACATGTAACCGCTGGTTTCGGAGATATTGGCTTTGCAGGTTATTGGACATTGGAAATTTATTGTATTCATCCACTCATTATTTATCCTGATATTGAAGTATGCCAAATCTATTATCACACCATAAAAGGTGACTATGACTTATACAGCAGTGGGAAGTATCAGAATAATACGGGAATTCAATCGAGTTTGATGTATAAGGATTTCACGAGGATAAATAAATGCTAATTGAAACTAAACGAGTAAAAAACTATTGTTCTACATACAAAACCATAATCTTGATTGATAAAGAGCCGTTTTGTGTTTGTAACAGCAATAGGAGTGCACATGAAGTGATAAAGCGACTTTTAGGTGGAGAAATTGAATTGAAAGATAAAAAGATAGAAAAATTAATTGAACGGAGGAATAAAAAATGAAAGCAAAAATTATTTCATTTGATGAAGTTTTAGAGAGAATGAAAACAGGAAACATTAAAAATATTTGTATTGTTGACTTTTTTAATGGCTATATTAAAAACTTATCGACTGCGGAAGTGGGCTCTTTGGTGAGAGACCGAGAAGATAGTATTTTTATACAAGCAGAGTTGGACGGTGAGTGATATGGAGTGGATAAGTGTAAAAGATAGGTTGCCAGAGAAAGATGACATATACTTAGTTGCTGTAGTGAGCTTTAATAATGCCAGTGAACTTAGTGTAGATATAGGTTTTTATGACACAGATGGTGAAGAATGGAATCTTGATTGGTGTACTTTTGACTATATGATTACCCACTGGATGCCATTACCTAGCTTGCCGGAGAAATAGGAATGAAAGCAAAAAGAGATTTGGTAAAGCGTGGAAAATGGATTGAAACACATCGTAAAAATATTTGGGGAAGTAGCACCTTTGTACTTGTGTGTTCTGCTTGCGGCAAGTACACCGTAGGCAACAAAGGCATTACGATAAAATCAAGATATTGCCCTAATTGCGGAGCAAAAATGGATTTGGAGGTGTAGATAGTGAGTGGCAGAGAAGTGAGTGAACGGCTTATTCTAAAAGCAGAGTTAAAAAACTATAAGCGGTGGTATTTTGACTGCGTCAAGCAGCTGGAGCAGGTGAAGCGTGAACGCGATGCGGCGATGAAATTCATCCCAAAAGATTGTGAAACGTGTGCATATTGGAGACCTAAAGAAGAAAATATTTGTGTTGCGCCAGAAGGAGCGCCATGCCATTGGGGCAAACGTGAAGCATGGAAATGGTGTGGTGCGAAAGAGGACTGAAAATGTTACATGAGTTAAAGATATACCCAATGTATTTTAATGATATTTTGAAAAATAACAAAAATTTTGAGGTTAGAAAAGATGACCGATTGTATGAAGTGGGTGACTATCTACTTTTAAGAGAGTATTTGCCTGCTGATGAATACACGGGAAAAGAGATTTTAGCAAAGGTGCTATATGTCTATAGAGGTGAGCTTTGTTTACAAGACCACTGTATCATGGCAATAGAAGTTTTGGATTGGTGGACGGTGAGATAAGATGACACGAAAAAGATTTATAAAAGAGTTGATGGCTACAAACTTTAGCAAAAATCGTGCAGAAGAGATAGCAAGAGCTGTTATTCGAAGTGGGGATTCGTACGAGGATGCATATGTGTTAGTTGTAGTTGTTGCGGGATTAAATGAAGAGAGAAATAGGTGCGAACAAAAATGAAAGAAATTAAATTAAAAAAATGTCCCTGCTGCGGTGGAGAAACAAAATTTGAATACGGACAAGACTTTATTACCAAGCAAGTAAGAGCAAAGTGCAGCAAATGTGGTCTTGCTACAGAGTGGGTAGACGAATCCGTTGATTACTGCGCGAAAGAAGAAGCTGCGAAGGTGTGGAATTTGAGAGCTCAACAAATCAATCTTAAACATCAAATCGATCTTAAGTGTCCGATTTGTGGAGGAAAAGATATTTACTGCGAAGGAGGCATAATGACGAAATCGCGAATCGTATGTACAGAATGCGGTACAGAAATTTTAATCGGAGATAAAAAACAAGTTGAAAAAATCATAACCGAGATTAAAAAATTGATATAATTTTTAGAGGAATGAAAATGCAAGTAGAGATTTTAAGATACCCAAGTGATGCTGACTGGCTACGCTGCAAGAAGCTAGCACTAGGCACAGTGGGAAAAGACTCAGATACTCTTCCCACAGATGAGTGGAAAGAAAAGATTTTAAAGTCAGAACATAGTCCGATTAGAACGCTGATGTTCACAATAAAAATGCAGATTCCTTACTATGTATCAGTTCATCTAGTAAGGCATAAACATGGAGTTGAGCACTATGTGAAATCGCAAAGAAATGATAGGCAAAAAGATTACGATAGATGTGCGGCGAGACAGGATGAAATAGTAACACATATTATGGAGATCAACGCACAGGCTTTAATTTCTATGTCACATATGAGGTTATGTGCGCAGGCGGACAAGCAGACGAGAGAAACGATGGAACTGATAAAGGATGAGATTTTGAAAGTATGTCCGTACTTAAAAGATTTATTGGTTCCAAAATGCGAGTATCGAGGCGGGCTGTGCGATGAGTTCGAAAGCTGTGGATACTATAGGAAGGTTTTCATTGACTTGTTCGCAACTCAAGTTTTTGGAATGGACAAGTACGATGTGTCTAATCTTTTAGATATAGCGCAAGGAGCGTATTATGATATAGCTGAGAGATAGTGTGGTGTAGAGTATGAAAGCAAGGATTCCGGCTAAACAAAGACTATCAAAGCAGATGCAAGCCTCTATACAAGAGCTTGTCACAAAAGAAAGAGAAGAGCAAAGTAAAAAGCTGATAGAGCAGATACTTAAAGTGTCGCTTATCAATCTGAATCGAAATTTTGGTTTTGGACAACAACGTTTGATAAAGTTTCTTGATACAGTAACGGATATGTTTAGAGAGCACATACATGATGAGCTTTACTGGTATCATGTGGATAAAATTTTAAAAGAAGAGTTGAAATTTGACATGGAGGGATTAAATGGACTGGATAAGTGAATCTATATCAGACCTTTGCTTGTACGGACAGCGAAAAAAGTTTTTAGAGAATGTTGACAGTCAATTAATATGGCTTGAAAATGATTTTGCGGCTTTAAAGGGTTGTGCGACAGATAGCGAAGCTGTTGACGGTGGGGCAAGCAGAAGCGAAGACCATTTGCTGAATAATATCGTGAAAAGGGATAAGTTAAAACAAAATAAAAAATTATCTAAAGAATTTGTTGAACAAGTGGAAAAAACCTTGGATATGTTACCAAAACAACAAAAAGATATTTTGACAGAGTTTTTTATAGACAGAAGTAAAGGACACATTGAACGCTTAATGGAAAAGTATCATGTGGAGCAATCTATGGTATATAAATTAAAAAATGAAGCGTTACGCAATTTTACTTTATTGAGAAGCGGGTATATAGAAACATAGGAGTGTAAAAAGAGTGTAAGTTTTTTTAAAATATCTATGATATAGTGTAAGCAGGGAAGCTTGATTATCCCTAACGGTTTGTATACCTCCTTTCTATATAGCTAGTGCAGTGCTATAACTGCAAATGAAAAAAGCTCTATATTAGAGATGAAACCCTAGCCAGCAGGGAAAAGCTGGCATATATATAGCTGGTTATATCGCAGTAGTGGTATCAAGCAAGGGCATGACCTTGCCAGCTAGTCCAAATATAAGGCTGTGCAGAAGCACGGTCTTATTGTTTTTTACTATTATATATCGAGGTGGTGAGGTGTCTAAATTAACAGAAAAACAGAAAAAATTTGTGGATGAATATCTTATAGATTTGAATGCAACACAAGCCGCTATGCGAGCAGGATACAGCGAAAAAACAGCGCGTTCTATTGGACAGAGATTGTTGACAAATGTTGACATTCAAAAATACATGCAAAAAGAGCAAAAAGAATTGCAAGAGAGAACGAGCATTCGTCAAGAGGATGTCCTAAGAGAGCTTGCAACCATAGGGTTTGCTAAAATAACAGACTTTGTAGGTATCTATAATGGATATGTTATCCCGAAAGATACCGCAGATATACCAAAGGATAAAATAGGAGCCGTTGCAAGTATCGAAGCCGGAAAAGATGGTGTAAAGATACGGCTTAACAGCAAGTTAGACGCATTGGAAAAGATAGGACGGCACTTGGGTATGTTCGATAGTAATCGGGCGCAGGAAACCGCTGAAAACAACTTGATTGAAAAAATAAAGGACAGTGTACAGCTTATGGAAGGGATAGACGAAGATGAAGTATGCGGTGTTTAGTCCGAGGTCATTGCTTACAATGACATGGTGGCAGACAGAAAGGTATAAGGATAAGGACGCAATTATATGCGATGGTTCTATACGTTCCAGTAAAACGGTGTCTATGTCAATTGGTTTTATTTTGTGGTCCTGTAGTTGCTTTAACGGAAAGACCTTTGCCATATGCGGAAAAACAATTGAGAGTTTGCGGCGAAATGTTATAACGCAGTTGCCTACTTTATTTGAGGGACTATGTAAAATCACAGAGAGAAAAAGCGAAAATCTTATGGTGGTTTCTCTTGATGGTAGGGTTAATAAATACTATTTATTTGGTGGTAAAGATGAAGGTTCGGCAGCTTTGATACAAGGTATGACCTTAGCAGGCGTTATGTTTGATGAAGTTGCTTTAATGCCGCGCTCTTTTGTAGAACAAGCTTTGGCAAGATGCTCAGTAGAAGGGTCAAAATTTTGGTTTAACTGCAACCCGGACAGCCCGGAGCATTGGTTCTATAAGGAGTGGATACAAAAACACAAGAATAAAAACGCTTTATACTTGCATTTCACTATGGAAGATAACAACAGCTTATCTGAGAAGGTAAAAAAGCGTTATGAAAACATGTACTCAGGTGTTTTCTATGATAGATTTATCCGCGGACTATGGGTTGTAGCAGAAGGGCTTGTATATTCGGTGTTTGACAAAGTTAAGCATGTTGTTCCGACAATTCATAGAGTGTATGACAGGTATATGGTATCTATAGACTATGGCACTTGTAATCCGACTTCTATGGGATTGTGGGGGCGAAGCTTGGGAGTATGGTACAGAGTGAAAGAAAGCTATTATGATGGCAGAAAAATGAAATATCAACGTACCGATGAGGAGCACTACGAGGAATTGGAAAGGTTGGTTCAAAAGGAAGAAGGAAAAGGTTATTTACCGATATCAAAGGTAATAGTGGATCCGTCAGCAGCTTCGTTTATCGCATGCATTCGTAAGCATGGGAGATTCCAAGTTGAAAAAGCAAACAATGCAGTTATAGATGGAATCAGAGAAGTAGCAACAGTACTGAAACAAGAGAAAATAAAAATAAATGATTGTTGTGCGGATTGCATTAGAGAATTCGGGTTGTATTGCTGGGATGAAAAGAAGACAGCAGACGCAGTGTTAAAAGAAAACGACCATACTATGGATGATTTAAGGTACTTTGTGAGAGCGGCTTTTAAATCAAGCACATTTAGCTTTGATTAAAAAGGGGTGAGAAAAATAATATTTAATCTAATATCAGGTGAAACCGAAACAACCAGAATTAATCACATCATAGAAACAGGCGCCAAAAATCGCTTGACCGACCTACAGTTTTTGCAGCGTGAAATCTATGAATGGCGCAATTCAGCCGAACGTCAATGGCAGATAACAGGAGAACGATATTATGGAGGGGACCATGATATCATATTGCACAAGAGAACCACCATAGATGAGGACGGCGATTTAAGAGAGGTTAAGAATCTTCCAAATAATAGAATCGTAGATAATCAATACGCA